AAGGGATCATCGGAGAGACTGTTTCCGCTCCAGATTTCCGCGAGAAAACCTTTCATCGCGTCGAAGCGCAGAGCCTTTTCCTTTTCAGCCTTGGCCTGACGGCGAGCCCGGACTTCAGCAACGGAGCATCCGAGAGCACCGGCACGGATCTTGTCCGTCTCGTCGTTCTCCTTGGCGATCACCGGAGAGGTGAGGCGGGTGACAATGTCTTCCACCTGTTCTTCGCCAAGGGGCTGTTCCAGAGTGGAGTTCCAGGCGTGGAAGTCATCCAAGGCATGACCGAACGCTTGCCGATCCGTTTCTTTCGCATAGCGGCCCAGGGTTTTCTGGTAGCTGGAAAAAGCCTTTGCCAAGCTTACCCAGGCACCGTAGGAGATGATCGCCCATTTGATGCGGTCAGAGCTGAGTTGGGTGATGGCCGACAGCGGGATATTCCCGTAGGTACGAACAGCGGGGCTGTAGTCGTAAGACCTCTTATCGGTCCGTTTGCCACTCACTCCGAACGGGATGATCTTGCCTTCCACAGGAGACGGAGCCTGGTTGGTGGTGTTGATCTGAGCGGAACGGAGAGAAAACAGAGAAGAGAAAAGAGAAGAGAATGACATGATGTGTACCTTTCAAGTGTGTGTAACGGTTAGTGTGTTGGGCAGTGTCGCCCGCTAGAGAGTCATGACCGACCCTCTAACGTGGGATACTACAACCAGATGTGTCTTATGTCAACCCACGTATGTTCACCATCAACAGAGTTGACGAAATCTATTGCGTCCTCTAGATCAAAGAAACAAATAAGTTCTCCAAAATGATTGAAGATGGAGTAATAGGTTATCATGCTAAGCTCCTATTCAGTATACGTGGAATGCTAGTTTGTGGGCCATTCCCAATTTTTTGGGAAGGATGGATTATTATCGACAAGTTTTTTGATGAGGTCAACTTCCTGTTTGTCACATTCATAGAGTGGAATCCAGCCTTTGTCTGATAATACAGATAATCCAAAGACAAGATCTTCTGTTAAAGTAACTATGCCATTTGTCCAAGTAATAGCCATATAGATCTCCAAAAGGTTTTAAGAGGTTTCGTGCCTCGGAGCTAATTGTAAGTGGAGAAGAATGAAGTTGTCAAGTGCGCCGAAGGCGGGACCGGAAGCCGCACGCGGAGCGGAAGAAAAACATCTTTTCGTTTTTCTGAGCACCGAACGGGTGAGGACCCACCACTTGAATTTTGAACCATTGTAGGTTTTCTAATTAAGTTCAAAATCGCAACGCGCTACTTCAGTCTTCGGAGCGATTATGTTGCGGAGCGGCATGAAAACTCTTAAAATAGAAGTAGACGTAGAAGGCCATTCGGTTTAGAAAAAGCGACGGTTCTTAAGAGCTTTTTCTGGTTATGGCCTTCGGCACTTACGAGATGCTGGTATGCCTTACTCCCGACGGTTCTTAAGAGGGAGTAGATTGTATGTAGGTGTTTCTCGTGCACGGTTGCAAGCATTTTTCAAATATAAAGGAATGGAGGGAGAGAGATAGGCATTCGTCATTTGTGAGGAGCTGAGCGACGCAAGTGGAATTCTTTATGCCTATCGGTGTGACCGACCTTGTAGGTTTGTGGAAATGCGTAGCGCACCTTTGGCTGAAGGCCGCTTGGAAAGAACTTGTTTCTTGCTGTAGGTTTTGTTTCCTTGTGAGTGATTGTTTCCAAATTGTAACCAAACTGTTACAGAGTGTAAGTGCTTGATGTATTATGTGGTTAGTAACCACTAACTTTTTTCACTACATTTAGTGACAGATAGCTGCATAATCACTACATTTAGTAGTAAAATCAAAGACAAACAAAGAAGATAGATAATATCCAACTAATTATTATGGATAATATTGGAGTATTCTGTTGTAATATATTGTAACATTTATAGTAAGAAATAAATGTGTATAAGGAAGGGGTATGGGGGGAAAAGATGAATCTTTTTTATTTTGGAGAGGAACACAATGATACGCTGCATATATTTTTTGAAATAAAGGGTAGGTGATATGTAGATAGATGTACTTGACATTGTTAGATGGCTCGGGGGTAATGAATATAAGTGCACCCCCTCGCATACGGAGTAAATTGCTCATTAGGTATATTATTATTATTATTATATTATATATATTATATATTACTATGTACCCATATATAGTATATATACTATACTGTACCCGGAGACTAACATGTACCCATCGGCTGAACATAATGTAATTATACAGATTTTTTACGTAAAAGTCAAGAACTATTTCACAAAATGAAAATAAAGTTAGAAAACAGCAAATAATACTTGACAAATATTTTATTTATGCTATAATACTCATACTTTAATTATAGGAGTATCTATAAGTGGGATACAGAGTTTATATAAAGAATAAAAAGACAAAACCACATCAACCAGGATGGTGGGATGAAAAGAAAAAAGTAGAAGTTGTTACTACATTCCTTACAACAGGAGATGGAAAATTAACAGCTACTATCTGTAATGTTCCATACGAAACAATCAGAACATGGAAAAAACAAGATTGGTGGAAAAAATATGTTGAAGAACTTCGTTATGAAGAAAATGCTCAACTAGATACCAAACTACAAAAAGTAATGGATAAAGCTCTTGATCAAGTTATGGATAGACTTGAAAATGGAGAATTCATGTATGATCCTCGCACTGGACAAGTAAAACGAGTACCAGCTAAACTAAGAGATACTGGTAAGATATTAAACGATGTTATTGATAAACGACAGCTTATTCAAAAAGCTGAAAAGAAAGAACAACAGAAAGAACAACAACTAATTACTGCAGATCATCTAGTTCAATTAGCCAAAGCTTTTGCTGATATGGCAAAAGGAAAAAAGGAAAAAGAACTGTCAGTAATTGAAGGTGAATTTACTATTGAGGAGACAGATAATCGTGGCTTGCAAAACAAAGAAATCAAAGACACCTCCGAAGAGGAAATGAACCATGCCATTCATGAAGAACGGAAAACGTGACTACAAACGTGAACTACAGTGGGAACATAAGAAAAAACCCAATAGAGTAAAAGACAGAGCACAAAGAAACGCAGCTCGTTCTTCTGTAGCGAAGCAAGCAGGAAAGAAATCAACAGAACTATACGGTGATGTTGGACATAAACGTGCTATAAGCAAAGGAGGAACAAATGGGTTGTCTAATTTGTTTGTACAGTCTCCGAGTTCTAATCGGAGTTTCAGTCGTAATTCTGATGGTTCCATGAAAAGCGAACAAAGTAAACGAGAAAGAAAAAAAAGGAGAGGTTAGCCGAGTTGGCCTAGCGGCAACTGTCTTGAAAACAGAAGGTCCATCTGGATGTGTGAGTTCGAGTCTCACTCTCTCCGCCAAAAAGTATAAAAATTATGATTGAGTTAAATAAAGATCTTATAAAGGGATTTGTAGGAAGTTGCCTTGTACAGGGTTTTGATGGATCAAAGCCTATTCCCAAATTCCACGAAGATATGTGGGAACTATGTACAAGTAAGCATAGATTCGTAGCAATCGCCGCGCCGAGAGGTCATGCCAAAAGTACAGCTATTACACTTTCATATACTCTTGCTGAGGTCTTATTTCGTTCAAGTAAATTTGTAGTTATTGTGTCTGATTCAGAGTACCAAGCATCCATGTTCCTTGGTCAGATTAAACAAGCTCTTCAAGACAATGAAGATATAATTAAATTATTTAACCTTAAGAAAAATGAAAAAGGTCTTGTTGAGTTTGTAAAAGAAACAGAAACAGATATTATTGTAGAACTTGCAGACGGGCATAAATTTAGAGTTATAGCTAAAGGCTCAGAACAAAAACTTAGAGGTCTTCTCTGGAATGGGCAAAGACCAGACTTGTTTGTATTGGATGATATGGAATCTGACGAACAAGTTATGAATAAAGAAAGACGAGATAAGTTTAAACGATGGTTCTACGGAGCACTTATTCCTGCTTTATCTGAGCATGGTAAGATCAGATATGTTGGAACTATTCTACATCAAGATTCCATGCTTGAGAATCTTATGCCAAAGGAATATGGTCCATATACTGTTAGAGAAGAATTAAAGACATATCAAACAAAGTATGCAGGATTATGGCGATCTATAAAATTTAAAGCACATAATACAGATTTCTCCAAGATCTTATGGCCTACAAGATGGTCTAAAGAAACCTTGATGGAACTACGTGCAGACTATGTTAGTCGTGGATTACCAGAACAATATTCACAAGAATATCTTAATATTCCAATTGATGAAAGTGTTGCATTCTTTAAACGTTCTGATATGCAACCAGAACATTTGGACGATAAAAAGAAAATACTTAACTACTACATAGCAGGTGACTTCGCTATTTCTGAAAAAGAACGTGCTGACTACACTGTATTCTGTATTGGAGGAATGGATGAGAGTGGCATTCTTCACATAAAAAATGTTATCCGTGCTAGGATGGATGGAGCAGAAATAGTAGACACAATTATTGGTCTACAAAAAGTTTATTCTCCAACTGCATTTGGCATAGAAGAAACACAACTAACTAAAGCTCTAGGCCCATACTTAAACAGGGCAATGCTTGAATCAAATACATTTGTAAATGTGGTTATGATGAAACCACATAAAACAGATAAACAATCAAGAGCACAGTCTATTAGAGCTAGACTAAGAGCTGGTGGAGTTAGATTTGACAAATCTGGTGATTGGTACTCAGTATTTGAAGAGGAATTACTTTCTTTCCCAAGAGCAAAGCACGATGACCAAGTTGATGCTTTTGCTTATTTAGGCTTAATGATAGATAAAATCATCGAAGCTCCTACACAAGAAGAGTTAGATGAAGAAGCATACAAAGAAGAACTAGAAGCTTCTGGAATAGATAATGGAAGGAACCCAGTGACGGGATATTAAATGAAATTAGAAACAATTTTAAACGAAGAAAATATAGCTGATAAATTATCAGAAGAAAAACTAAAAGAGATTGGTTCAAAAGTTGTAGCTGGGTATGAAGCTGATCTTAAGTCCAGGGCTCCTTGGGAAAGAGATCTAGAAAGATGGACAAAACTAGCCTTGCAAATTGTTGAAGATAAGTCATTTCCTTGGAGAAATGCAGCTAATGTCAAGTATCCCCTAGTTTCTACTGCCTGTATGCAGTTTAACGCTAGAGCATACCCAACATTAGTACCTTCGGATGGACAAGTGGTTAAGTGTAGGGTGGTTGGAGCAGACAATACTGGAGAAAAAGCACAAAGAGCATGGCGAATTTCACGCCATATGAGCTGGCAGTGCTTAGAAGAGATGGAGGATTGGGATGAAAATATGGATAAACTCCTGCTTATTCTTCCAATTACCGGAACAGTATTTAAAAAGATTTATTTTGATAGTTCTAAACAAAGAAACGAATCAAAATTAATTATGCCTACAGATCTTGTTGTTAATTATTGGACAAAAGATCTGGATACTTCTGAACGAGTTACTGAAATATTCTTCATGTCAAAGCGTTTAATTGAAGAACGTAAGCGTGAAGGACTATATAGAAAGGTAGATCTTGGAGATCCATCTGGAACAGATGATCGCAAGAAAAATATAAGAGATAATGCGTCTACAGATATAGACGAGACAACTAACTATCAGTTGCTAGAACAACATAGATATTTAGACTTAGATGGTGATGGATATGACGAGCCATATGTTGTCATTGTTGATAAAGCCTCAGAGCAAGTTTTACGTATTGCCCCTAGGTTTGACAACGAAAGTGTTTTTCTTGATGAAAAAGGTAAAGTCATCAAGATTATACCAGAAACTTATTACGAAAAGTTTTCGTTTGTGCCAAATCCAGATGGAGGCTTTTACGATATTGGATTCGGTCGTTTGCTTGGCAGTATTAATGCTTCTGTTGACAGTTCTATTAACCAGCTTTTGGATGCTGGTACTTTAAATAACCTACAATCAGGATTTATTTCAAAGGGACTTAGGCTTAAAATGGGAGAGTCTGGATTCTCACCTGGAGAATGGAAGGCTGTCAATGCAACAAGCGATGATCTGAAAAAAGGAATCTTCCCACTACCAACAAAAGAACCAAGTGCAGTACTTATGAGTCTGTTACAGTTCTTAGTTCAGTCTGGAAAAGAGCTTGCATCGGTTGCAGAAATTTTTGTTGGAAAAATGCCAGGACAAAATACTCCAGCCACAACAACTATGGCTAGTATTGAGCAAGGCATGAAGGTATTTACGGCAGTGTATAAACGTGTTTATAGATCGTTAAAACGAGAATTTAGACGTTTATATAGATTAAATAGAAAGTATTTAAATCAAGAAACTTATTTAGATGTTATAGATGAACAAATACCTCAAAGCGATTATCTTGGAAATGAAAATGATATTATTCCATCTGCAGATCCTAATGCTACGGTAGCACAAGAGAAACAAGCTAAAGCTCAATTCTTAATGCAATTACTAGGATTAGGTACGTTGAATCCTATTCAGGTAACAGCGTTCATTCTAGATGCATATGATATACCAAATAAAGAACAGTTTATGATTCAACAGCCACAAGGAAATCCTGAAGCTGAAATGAAGCAAAAAGAAGCAGAGATGAAAATGCAATTAGCCCAAACTCAAGCACAGCATAAGATGCAGGTTGAGGAAATGAAGGCTAAGATTTCTATAGCAGAAGCAGAACAGAAGATGGCACTAGAACGCCAGAAAGCAGAACTAGACATTAAATATAAACAGATTGAAGCACAACTTGAAGCAAGAATAGCACAAGCAACACATGCTCAATCTATGCAAGAACAAGCAGACAATCACAGAATGTCTATGATTACTGGTGCTCAGAGCCATGCACAAAATATGCAGATGCAAAAAGAAAATAATGCAGCAAAACAAACTGCAGAAAAGAAACAAGAAAAAACTAAACCAATTAGACAGAGATGATTACTAAACAAGATTTTCTTAAGTGGAAAGAAGACCCAATTACTAGAGCATTTTATGAAGTCATTCATGATAGAATTGAAGATGCTAAGGATATATTAAGTTACCAAGCAGGTAACGATCCTCTACAAGATAATTTTTATCGAGGATTTATTTATGCATATAGAGAATTTCTAGAGTTTAAAGTAGAAGATGATGGAGAAAAATTACAATGATTATTCCATATCTACATAGAGCTTTAGTAAAACCTAAGCAAGTAGAAACCAAAACAGAGAGTGGTATAATTCTATCAATTAATGAAAGAAGAGAACAAACTGCTGCTGAAGAAGGAACTATAATTGCAGTAGGAGACACATTTGGTGAAACCTATAATGCTAAATATATACCTAAACCAGGAGATAGAATTTATTTTGCTCGATACTCAGGTAAATGGGTAAAAGACGAATCAGGAGAAGACTTAGTACTTCTCAATGACGAAGACGTTGTTGCAATAATTAAGGATAATTAACATGGATCTAGAGAACCAAAACAATCAAGAAACAGATAATACTATTACACAAGAATCTATTGCTAGGGAGCAAGGATGGAAGCCAAAAGAAGAATGGGAAGGTGATCCAGCTAAATGGGTTTCTGCAGAAACATTTGTAGCTAAAGGAGAACTGATTTCAAAGATAGAATCTTTAGGAAAAAAACTAAAAGATTCTGAAAAAGCAATCCAACTTCTTTCCGATCATAATAAAAAGATTAAAGAACAAGAATTTCAACGTGCTATTAATTACCTAAAAGGACAGAAAAAAGTTGCTTACGAAAATGGTGATGTAGATAAGATTATTGAAATTGATGACAAGATTGCAGAAGTAAAGATACAACAAAAAGAAAATGTTGTTGCTATTGAACAAAAATCTGACAATCAACCTATTCCAGAATTTTTATCTTGGAAAGAAAAGAATCCTTGGTATGGTTTTGATGCAGAAATGACTGCGGATGCTGATATGTTTGGTAATGCATATGCTGCCAACAATCCAGATAAAAGTCCAGAAGAAGTCTTTAATTATGTAACAACTAAAATTAAGAAAATCTATAAAGAAAAGTTTGAAAACCCAAATAGAAACAAAGCGTCTGCTGTGGAAACAGGTGGGCGTAGACAAGAATCTAAAGAAGATTCAATAGAATTAACAGATGTCGAAAGAAAAGCCATGAATACATTTATTCGTATGGGTCTTATGACAAAAGAAGAATACATTAAACAATTAAGAGGTTAATATGACTAAGCAAGTTCGTCCAACAAGAACACCAATTAATGGTGTAAGAAGTCGTTTGGGTGTAACGGGAAAAGAACCCGGATTTCAATACAGGATTGTTAATGACACTCCTGGTAGGATTCAAGAATTTATTGAGGCAGGATACGAAATTGTGCAAGACACATCTGTTACTGTTGGAGATAAAAGAATTGCAAATCCAACTCAAGAAGGAACACCTGTAAAGGTTCATGTTGGTGGCGGGAATAATGCTTATCTTATGCGTATTAAAGAAGAATGGTACAAAGAAGATCAAGCAGCTAAACTAGCTACTGTAGATGAAGTGGAACAGGGAACGAAACAAAGAGCTAAAGAAGAAAAATTTTACGGTGAACTTAAACTTAATTAATCTCTTTATCCTTTTAAGGTTGGTAATTTTTAGGAGGATATAAATTTATGGCTACTTATATTAGTGGCTTTACTTATCAAGGAACCAATGGTTCTACAAATGTTACTGGTAAGGCTAGTGCTTATGTTGCTGGCGGAAACCTATGGCCCGGAGATGCAGTAAAACTAAACGGATCTGTTACTGTTGTTGGTGGAATGACATACAAACAAGTTGTGTCTGCTGCTGATAATGCTAACGAAGCTTTGGTTGGCGTTGTAATTGGTAAAAAGATTGGTGTTACTACTGGTGGAGCTTCTCCAACGCTAGATACACTAACTGGTTCTACTGCACCAATTGCTTCAGGCGATTTAGTTTATGTGATTGATGATAAAAATGCTATCTTTAGTATTCCCAGTTCTGGTTCTACTATTCCTGCTGCTAACCTTGGCCTTAATGGACAAATTAACGTTGCTACAGGATCTAATGGAAGATCTGGAATGACTCTGGATGGTACATATATTAATGCTGGAACTAATGCTGCTACAGCACCAATTCGTGTGCTAGATGTTGTTAATTCTCCAGATAATGATGGAGTTACTACTCCATTTGCTATCGGTACTGCGTTTATTGTTATGATTAATAATCATTCTTATAATGCTGCTACTGGTGTTGCTGGTGTTTAATTAAAGGAGAATAGATAATGGGTGTTATGACTACTTCTAGCTTTGCCAAAGCTCTATGGCCCGGTGTTAATACTTGGTATGGTAAAGAATATGGTGACTATGCTGTTGAGTGGACAGCATTGTTTGAACAAAATAAATCTACTCGTGCGTATGAGGAAGATGTTGGTCTGAGTTCTTTTGGTCTTGCTCAAGTTAAGACTGAGGGTGCTCCAATTGCATACGACACTGAAAGACAAGGCTTCACTTCTAGATACAATCCAATTGTGTATGCTCTTGGCTTTATTATCACACGCGAAATGTTTGATGATGATCAGTACGATATTGTTGGTCAGAAGAAAGCAAAAGCTCTTGCTCGGTCTATGAGACAGACAAAAGAGATCGTTGGCGCTAACGTGTATAACCGGGCATTCTATTCAACATTTGCTGGTGGTGACGGAGCTTCTCTAATTGCTTCTGCTGGTGTGGTAGCGGGTGGTGGATCTGCTTCTCATGCTACTGCTTCTGGTGGTACATTTACTAATGGTGTTGCTACTGCTGCTGACCTATCAGAGGCCATGCTTGAACAAGCATCTATTGACATTGCCGCATTTAAAGATGATCGTGGTCTGCTGATTGCTGCTAAACCACGTAAACTGGTTATTCCTCCAGCACTTCAATTTGAAGCTAAGAGAATTCTTGGCACAGATGGTCGTCCTGGAACTGATCTGAATGATCTGAATGCTATTAAGACAATGGGTATTATCCCTGAAGTTGTTGTCAATCACTATCTGACTGACGCTAATGCTTGGTTTATCCTAACTGATGTTAAGGATGGTCTGAAGTACTTCGAACGTAATGCAGATGAATTCGATATGGATAACGATTGGGATACTGAGAACGCTAAGTTTAAGGCTCGTGCTCGTTACGCTTTTGGATGGACTGATCCTCGCGGAATCTATGCATCTCCAGGCGCCTAATAAGGAGAATTAATCTATGGCACTTCGTCCTGGAATGACTGTGGGGGCAACAACGCCCCCTGCAGTTAGTACTGTAACAAAACTTGTAGAAGTTAAGAGAACAGATACTACTGCATTTGATGCTTTTGTGTTACCAAAAGGAGCTAGAGTAGTTGGAGCTTATATTATAAGTTCTACTGCTTCTGATGCTGTTACATCGGCTTCTATTTCTGTGGGAACTAACCCAGGTACTACAAACGAAATCATTGCTGCACATGATGTGAAAACAGCAGCTACTGGAAAAGGATATGTTCCAGTAAACAATGCTTCTATTGGATCTGGTTGGACTGCTCCGGCAACAGCAGATTTAAAAATTAAAGCTAAGTTTACACAAGCTGGTGGTGACACAACTGGTGGTCCTTGGTTGGTAAAAGTGGAATACTATTTCCCACAATCTGGACAAACACATTAATATTTGAAATACCAAAGAGGGTATCAGCGAAAGTTGGTATCCTCTTTTTTTATCCTTATGTTGTCGAAGAAAATATCTTCCGACCTTCATGAGGTCTAACAAAGGAGAACAATTATGGGCATGAATGTCCAAATTATTAATAAAGATAATCTACCTGGAAAAGTACTAGAAACAGGTTTATTTGCAGGAGAAGGACCTAATCTTCCTCTGGCAGTTGAGGATAGATATACATATGACCAGATTATCTTTACTCTTACTGGTTCAACTGCTCCGTATGCAACTACTTCTAAGGTAGTTAAGAGTGCTCCAGGATTCTTGAAATCTTTGATTATTACTGGTCTTGGAGCAGCGGCTACTGGGGCGACTCATTTATTTATCTATGATAACACTGCGGCGTCTGGTTTACCGATTTATATTATTCCTCGTCCAGCCGCTGGCGTTAATCTTCAAATCGAGTTTAATCATGAATTTTATAGTGGTTTAGCGATTGCCATTGGAACTATTGCCGTTGCTACAGCAACCGTAACTCCGACTCTTGCAGCCGTTGGTGCGCTTGATCAAGCTGTTGATGTTCTGACCATCTATCGCTAAGGAGAAAATAACATGGCACAAACAAAGATTCTTGCGATTTCTGGTCGCAACGTAAAAGTGGAAGTTATTTGGCAAAATGGTTGGAAGCGGACTTTTGATGTTCCTAATTGCCCGACTCCGGACGGTTTTGCCGCTTGTTTGCCAATTGTAACTGCGTATATTGAAGGCATGTATGCAGGCGTAGCCGCCGAGGAGTTGGCTAAGGAAGAAGCTGCAAGACAACCCGCTGCTGATTGCCTTGCTGCTATTGGTCATACCTTTGCAGAAGACGGCACATTGATTAGTTAATTTGGAGAACAAGATGGGAAGAATTCTTGTTCAAAATAGAAGGCCGGTTGTTCCTGGTGTTGCTACCAATGTTATATCAGACGCTGCTATTGTTGCGTGGAATGGCTTCCCAGAAGCGGATACGCAAAGTATGGTTCTTGGTGGCTGGGTGAAGAAAGCTCCTTATTCCGGAAGTTATGACTGTATTATGAAAGGCAGTTATCTAAATTCTGGCGCTTTTATAACTGTTCGTAGTGACCCGTCAGGAAGAGCCTATCCACTATTAAATAAAAGCGGCGTAGCTACAAATACAGGTACAGTAATAAATCATGATAAGTTACGGTGGTTTCATGTAGTAGCTATTATATCTAAAACGAATGTCACGTTATATAAAAATGGTATTTTGGTTAGTACAGCTTCACTTATTGCTGGGTTTAATAACGGCGAATGTTGGCAAGGAACAGCATATGACTTTATGGCTGTTTGTAGTAATGCCGGTAGAAGCTGCTCCGCTATCTTCGCATCCACTAATGATCCAAATAAAGTCCTAATAACTCCTGAGCAGATTAGAGCAATGTATGAAACAGGGGCTATTCCAAAAGATATAATCTACTGGCCGATGGATGAAGGTGCTGGCTCAGGTGCTGGAACCTGCAAGGCATATGTAAATGGTGTGAATGTTCCTGCGTTAGATGGAAGTCTAAGCGCAAACTCTTGGGTTGCTGACAGCCCATTTAATTGAAAGGATAAATAAAATGGGACGACTTTTAGCAAGAAATTTTAGTGGGCCGAGTATTAAGTTTGATGGGAGTGCTACTAAGATCGTTAGCGGAAATGCGCTAGACTTAAATGCCGGCACAACTATGTGCGTTTGGGCGCACACTGGATTCCCTGTGTCCATGCGCTTGATTGGCGCAGCAGCATCAGGTGGATTAAGTTTTGGCATAACAGGCAGTAGTACGCTGTCTTTTGTTAAAGCAGGCGTTAGCGCCGTTGGTTCAGGCTACGCAGCAAGTAAATTGCCAAAAAATAAATGGGTGTTTCTTGCGGGCTCGTATTCCTCGCAAGCCAGTGGAAGCGTAGTCGCATACTATCTGAACGGTGCGCTAATCCTGCAAGAAGCGAATGACCAGCATCCATTGACTTCAACGGGGCACGTTATTGGCGGTGAACTAACTACCAATTACCAAGCTGGCTACATAGCCGAACCCGCCATCTTCAACCGAGTTTTAACCGCTGAAGAAATCCGCGCTATCTACGAACAAGGCCCTGATGCGTATCCGAAAGATGGTTCATGCGTTCTTGACTACCGCTTCAAGGAAGGCGCAATTGATGGTGCTCAGATAGTTGATTCCAGCGGAAAAGGTAATCATGGAACACTGACGCTTGGAGCAGGAAGGATTGATCCTTATAACATTCCTGTTCCTAATCGTGTTGTCATTCCTGGGAATATGCCACTGGTTGGGATTGAATCCACCGGGGCTAATAACTTAAATATAACAGATGCAAATATTTCCGCTGCTTTTGGAGTAGATGCTGGACAAGTTGGTGTTAACGGTATTAGCGTTGGTGCCTGGATTAAAAAGAAAAGGCACGTATCTAACTATCAAGCTATTGTCAATAAAGCACTTACTATTACTAGAGGTGCGTTTATAGATTTAGGAACTAATTTAGATCAAATTAACCCAATTGCATGTAGGTCTGGTACAAATAGTACTACCTATACTACTCGTAACCATAAAAACGTAGTTTTTGCTGCCAGTGTATCTAGTGTCCCAAAAGCTGTTGGGTATATAAATGGTGTAGCCGCTAAAACTACTATAGCAACTCATGTTACACAAACAAGCGACACATTTTCGTTAATAACGGCAGCGTCAGGTAATATAACCACAATTTCTATGCCATTTTTAGCTAACCGTGCCTTAACTGATTCTGAAGTATATAACATCTACTCCAAATCCATCTTCCCTGCCGATGTTCTTTTCTGGCACGGGCCAGATGAAACTGGAACTAAGATTGCTTGTTATCGTGGATCTTATTCTCCAATTAACCGGGTTCCTAGCTGTGATGGTACGTTGCCGGCTGGCATCACTTTCACTGATGATACTCCTTGGAGATAAGTAATGAAACAAGTATTAATTGCATTAGATCAACTAGTTAATACTTTCTTTTTTGGATGGGCAGATGAAACAATATCTGCCCGTTCATATAGAAATAAAGAAAAAATTAATTGGTATATACCATATAGATTAATTAATTTTATATTTTTCTGGCAAAAAGATCATTGCTATGATGCTTATATATCAGAACAATTTAGAAGACAACTACCAATAGAGTACAGAATATGAAACATACGTGGGATTACAAACCAGGAGATTGGTGGATATACTGTGATGTTTGTGATAAAAAAATAAAAGCGTCGAAATCAAAACATAGATGGGATGGTTTTATTGTCTGTGATTCTTGTTTTGAGACAAGACATCCACAAGACTTTGTTAGAACAAAAAATGATAAGATCTCAGTTCCTTTTTCTAGACCACCAAAAGACACTTTATTTACTAATGTCACATACACAGTATCTCTTTCGTGTACTCCAGCAACTTCTTCTGGAAATGCCGGAATAGGTGCTGCAGGATGCGCTAAAGCAGGAACTACATTACAAGGATTATTATAAATGACTGATACTACTTTTACACAAGGTACAATCATAGAACCAACTTGGTTGCAAGATGCTAATGACCATGTTAATGATAAAACAGGAATTAAACATGCAGCATCAAAAATAAGTAATACACCAGCAGGAAATATTTCTGCAACTACAGTACAAGCAGCAATAGATGAACTTGATTATGCTATTAACACTAAATCAACGAATTATTTTCATAACCCGGAAATGAGTGTACAACAACGTCCGGCTCTTACTCCTACGTCTTCTAGACAAATAGGACAGGTAGATCGTTGGGCGTATCAAGCTAGTAATGGAAATCTTACAGGAACCACAAACAGTCTTGGTGGAATTACTATAAACAATCGCCAAGTGTTCAATGCTACATTGGCTTTTACTGCTGCTAATGCACATTTATTTGACCAACGCCTTCCCGCTAAAGATTGTTGGAAGTTTGGTGATAAGACAATTACAGTTTCTGCTTATGTTTTTCATAATTCATCTCAAGCTAATTGGAATTGGTATATTGAAGTTAATAGTGCAAATGCTTCAGATGATTTTTCAACCAAGACAACTATTTACACTGGCGGAAACGTAAATGTGCCCACTGGCGTCTGGACCAGAGTAACCACCACATTCACGCCAACTAATGCGCAGGTAGTAAATGGCCTTGAATTTAGAATTGTGTCAGTTAGTTCCGCTGGTGCATTGGCTTCTCACAATGCTAGGATTAAAGACTGTCAACTAGAATTTGGTTCTACTGCAACTACTTTTTCTTCTCGAAGCTATGATGAAGAGCTTGCTATTTGTAGACGTTTCTGGAGAACATCATATCTTCCAGGAGTTAATCCTGGAACTGCGGACCCCAATGGTGCATTGGCGTTTAGGCAAGTTATCGCCAGTGAAACAGATCATACAGGGTTAAGGGAATACTTTGGTATTCCAATGGCAAAAGACCCCGCTATCACATGGTATAATCCTAATAGCGGCGCCGCTGGTTCTCTATATGATTATTCTGGTGGAGCAAATAGAACGATTAGCGCGACATATAGGAAATCTGTGTATTCTACTGGATATCCTGGAGTTTCTCCTGGGGCTGGAGTGGCTGGAGCGTATTGTCTTGTCCATTATGTATCGGATGCTGAACTTTAAGGAATTTAATTATGGCAAAATATAAATTAATAGAAAACGGTGTTTTTAATAGAGAAACAGGAACATTTATTCCACAAACACATTGGATGTATCATGATTATGAATTATGGATTTCAGAAGGAAATATACCTGATCCATTAGATATAATTATTAATACTCCTGTATATAAATGTTCTCCTTGGCAAATAAGAAAACTATTAAATAATCTTGGTTTAAGACAACAAGTTGAATTGGCTATTAAAAATTCTAATAATGTTGAACTACAAGATGGTTGGGAATTTGCTTCTGAGTGGGTAAGTGATAGTCCATATATTCCAGCTATGTGTACAATTATGGAAAAGACAGAAGAAGAAATAATTGAATTAATCAGAGAAGCGTCATTACTATGATCTCAGATAAATTAGCAAGTTTCTTAACCTATTTAGCATCTGGTGTATCAATAATGCTTGGATTTATGAATCAAAATGCTGCTGCTTTAGGTGTATTAATTGCATTATGTACATTTTTACTTAATTGGTATTATAAAGTAAAGCAGATTAAACAAGGAAAAGTAAATGGCAACGAGTAATTCAACAAACTTTTCTACAACAAGAGATGACATTATTAGTGGAGCATTACGCTTATGTGGAGCAGTTGCGTTAGGAGAAACTCCTTTAACTGAACAAATAACAGAAGCATCTACAACACTAAATATGTTAATCAAATCATTGCAAGTAGATGGATTACAACTATGGGCAATGAAAGAAACAAGTATAACTTTGTCTTCTGGAGTAGCAGAATATAGTATTGGTTTAGGACAAATGGTTAATATTCCAAAACCACTTAAAATATACCAAGCATTTAATCATGATACATCAACAAATATTGATATACCGATGAGATTAATTACTAGAGATGAATATAACAGACTAGGAAATAAAACTACATCTGGTACACCAATACAATGTTATTATGATGTGCAAAGAGATTATGGAACGTTAAAGATATTCCCGGTCCCTACAACATTAGATGCTACTAATAAGACAATTAAAATAATTTATCAAAGACCATTTGAAGATTTCGATGCTAGTACAGACGAGCCAGATTTTCCTCAAGAATGGTTTGAAGTTATTAAATATGGCTTGGCTACTAGATTAGCCGGTGAATATGGTGTAGCAAAAGAAGATCGTGCTCAGTTATTACAAGAATACATTTTAATGAAAACAGATGTAACTGGTTTTGGAACAGAAGAAGGATCATTCTTTATATATCCTAGGAATAGTTAAATGGCAACAAAACAAACTACTGCTGGAAACATAACAAAGAAAACAATTAGAGTACCATTAGTAGGTAATTTACAACAAAGAAGTACAACACTACCAGACAAGGACCAACAACTTTTAAATTGTATGGTAGAGACATCAACTAATCCCGTAACGTCCACAAAAAAATTGTTTTTGGTAAAAAGACCAGGAACAGAATTACATGATGTGGTAACTTCTACATCAGAGGGCAGAGGTATTTGGTATTTTGCTGGCAGTGTGTATAGTGTTTTTGGAAATACCCTGTATAAAAATTCAACTGCAGTACAAACATTATCTACATCTACAGGAAATTGTGGAGCAGTAGAGTTTATTAATACTACTGATTATGGAAATCCAGCTTTATTTTTAGCTGATGGTATTGATGCTTGGATTATTAAATATGACGGAACAATATCAAAAGTAGATAATAAATATCTACAATGGAATTCAAATGATGAGATTGAAGTTGGAGATAGAAGAACAAGAACTTCCTTGGCTCATTGGTTTACATGCACTGTTGCAGGTAGGACAGGTTCTTCTGAACCAACTTGGAATACTACTGTTGGATCAACAACAACTGACGGTACAGTTACTTGGAGATGTGAAGGCACATTTAGTACTTTTGCTAAATGGAATAATGGAGTATCCAAATCCATTGGAGGTTTAGTTATTCCAACAAGTGAATCTGGATATTGGTATGAATGTATTGTTGCTGGAACAACAGGAGCAACACAACCAACATGGCCTTTAGTAATAGGAGATACTGTTACTGATGGTGGAGTTACTTGGAAGTGTATGGGGCAGTATGGTGGATTCCCGTCACCACATATACCAACACCAACATTTATGGATGGATATATCTTTCTTCCTAAAAGTAATTCTAATGATATTTGGAATAGTGATATTGTTACTCCAAATTCGTGGGGAACACTAAACTTTGTTGGAGTAGAATCCTTCTCTGATGTTATTGTTGGATTAGCTAGACAAAATAACTATATTGTTGCTTTTGGAAAAACATCAACAGAATTTTTATATAATGCAGCAAAAGCTAATGTACTAACAGATTTTGATTCTCCAATAGATAGAGCAGAATCATATGTATTACAAACAGGATCATTAAACAAAAACAGTATTCTTCAATCTGAAAAAGTTGTTATGTTTATTGGTTCATCTAAGTTAGGTGGACATGGTGTTTGGAGAATTGATGGTACAACAGCAAAAGAGATTTCAACAGAATATATTGAAAAATTTATAGATTTAGAAACAGATACAACCGATATTACTGGATATGGTTTTAGAATTGCTGGACACTTTTTATTCTTGATTAATCTACCTACAAGTAATAAAACATTTGTATATGACTTAGAAGAAAATATGTGGGTAGAGTGGAATATAGATGGAAGTTCTTTTCCTTTTAACAATTTCTGTGATGCTGATGGAGTAATTTTATTACAACATAAAACAAATGGTAGTATATATAAATTAAATCCAGAAGTTTTTGTTGATTTTAATTCAAATATAGATTATTATATAAGATTAGCAAAACAAGATTTTGATACCGATAATTATAAATTCTTCCATCAAATAGTATTGATTGGAGATGAAACTACAGATAATGTTCAAGTTAGGTGGTCTGATGATGACTATAATACATGGTCAAATATAAAGAATTTACATATTGGAAATAGAACATACTATATGAGAACAGGTGTAGCTAGAAGAAGGGCATGGGAAATTAGGCATACTGGAGATTCTCGTGTTAGATTAGAAGCATTAGAAATTGTTTATTCTATTGGAGAACATTGATGACGATTAAAATTTCATTTCCTCCAGATAATCCAAATGATTCTTCATGGAAAGATTGGTACTTAAAGCTTAGGAATGCTATTGTACAAGTTAGCAATCAATTTGTATGGTCATCTATAAATAAATCTGGATCTAATATAACAGATATTGTTACTAGAAGTCACCAAGACTTACAAAGTATTCAAGGCGGAAGTACAACAGAAAGATACCACCTAACTTCAGCACAACAAACAGAATTAACTGGAGGAGGAGATACTACATTACACTATCATTCAGCAGATAGGGCTTCTGGATTGTCTGTTACAATTACTACAGCAAAAATAACTGCTGGTGGTAGTAATGGCAGTATGACTTTTACTAATGGTGTACTAACATCTCAAACACAGGCAACATAAAATGGAATTTATATTTGGAAAAGAGCTATCCTCTGAAGTAATAGACCTAATTAAAAACACAGATGATTCTCAGTTTAATTTCTTTACTGCACACCAAACAAAAGATACAGTAATTTCTGCAGCAAATACTAAATGTAGTAATGGAACACTAATAGTTTGTTATTCACATAATTGTGTTGGATTTTTAACTGATGGAAGACCTGGAATTGTTAATCTAGATTCTATTAGGAGTTCTTCAGCTTCAATATTTAATTATATTAGTTTTTTGAATGAACTAAAAGACTATCTTACCAAGAATACAAAAATACATAAAATAGAAACAGAAATTATAAATAAAGATTTAAAAAAACTATCAAAGAAAACTGGATTTGAATTAGAAGGAACCAGAAAAGAAAGTTGGTTACGGCCAGATGGTTCTTATGTGGATTCATTTTTATTTGGTTATATATTAAGGAGAGATACAAAATGCCAGTTATAGGAGTTTTTGTTGGTGTAGTTGGAGCTGGAGTTGGTGTGTCAGTATTAGGTGCAACACTTGGAGCAGGTCTTGCTGGAGCTATTGGAGCTGGAGTAGCTAATGGTGTTTTTGCTTCTGCACAAGGAGGAGATTTTGGAAAAGGATTTCTTTCTGGAGCAATAGGATACGGTGTCGGCCAAGGCATCCAAGGAATGTTTGGTGGTGCAGGAGCCGGAATAACCGCAGATGAAATGTTTGCAGATCAACTTAGTGGATTTACTGGAGTTGGTGATATGACTGGAGAACTTGGTTGGGGTGATTCTATTGGTTCTTCTGGAACTGCTGGATTTGGAGAATCACCGTATTTCTTTGATGATCAATATACATCAGCATTTGATCAAAATCCATCTATCATAGGAAATGATAATCCATTAGTAGAAACTAATGCACTAAATAGTCCAACTATTGATACGGCAAATATGCCTGGAGTAGAATTACCAAATACATACGATATAGATTATGGTATGCCAGAATATCCAATTCAATCGGCACAACAGCCATTTAGTCTTGCAGAAAATACATCTATAAATCCATTTGAAAACAGTGTAAACACAGAATTTACAACAGGACAATATGCAGATTGGTTAGATGGAATATCTACTTCTACTACATTAGATCCATCATATCAAAAAATAGGTGTAGATGGAGTGCCTCAAGGACCAGGATTAATTATTGATCCATTAGCTACTAAAGTCACAGGTGATATTGCTACAGGAGCAACACCCACATTAGATAACATTGGAACAACTCCTGCTGCTACTACAACTTCTTCACCAGCACCAGCGACTAATGCAACTGCTGCAACGACTATACCAGTTGCTACTGCACCAGTAAGTGCTCAATCTTTCATGGATAAAATGAAAGGTATGGTGACATCTTCTGATGAGTGGTTAGGTAAGAATTTTGGATTACCAAAAGGTAGTACTGCTTTAGGAGCTTTGGGTATTGGTACTTACTTATATAATCAATATCAAACATACAAAGCAGAACAAATTGCTAAAGGTATGAAACCAATGACACTAGAAGAATACACTGCTGCTAATAATCCAGATCCTAATAGATGGAAAATTGCTGCAAATGATTTAGCTAAGTCAGGTAGAACAGGAACATTGCCTGTACTAACAGCAAGAATGAATCAAGGAATAAGGAAAGACTATTACAATAATTATTTACCAAATGCTAATCAAAATTGGTGGAATACAAATGCCAATCTTGCTAATGCTAGAATGACTAATATGACTAATTTATCAAAACCATTCTATATGTCACTTGGAATGAATAAAGGAAAATAATAATGACTGGATTACAAGAACTTTACACAGATAGAGGACTATTATCTGGAGCTTCTTCTGGATTAAAGGAAGGTGCTGATTTAGGACATATGTTTGCTCAAACAGGGGAAATTAACCAAAGAACACTAAGAGACAAACAGATGCTTCCTATAGAGTTAGCAAAGGCTGATGCTGAACTAGATCAGACGTTAATGGCTAATGATTTAACAAGAGCAGTACAAACTCCAGAATATTTACAAGCACATGGAGAAAATGAATTAGCTAAAACAAAGATTACAAAAGAACAACTAGCTCATGCTGCTAAAATATTACCGTTTGAACAGTTTATTGACTTTCAAAATAAAGCTAGTCAAGCTCAAGTTCAACAACTACAAGGAATTAGCACAGCATTACGATCTGGTAATATTGATCAAGTATATAGTCAACTAGCGCCAAAAATGACTAATAGTAAACAAAAAGCAGAGTTAGATGCTGTATATAAGGAAGCTAAATCTAGTCCACAAGGAATGCAAAAGGTTTTATCTCAGTTGGATCAAACTATTTTTCAAATTACTAATACAATGAACCAAGCTAATTTACCACAACAACAAGAGAGATACTTAAAATTGCTTGAATTTATGTGGCATAAATACGCAGCAGATCACGCTAAAGTTTCTGGTCTTCATGATAAAAATAAAAATATAGAAAATAGATTAGTTGAACTTAGTGATGAGTTAGCAAGAACTAGCGATCCAGCAAAACGAAAAGTATTAATAGATCAATATAATTATCTAAAAGAATCTAAGTATGTGAAAGAAACTAAAGAGAATTTTGGAAATATAAGCTCCGAAAAAAGAGTTGGTCCTCCACTAACACCAATTGAACAAAATAAGAATAGACCAAAAGGTCTACCAGCAGGAGCTGAATACATACCTTAAGGGAAATACATGGGAATCTTAAAATATCGTGGACATAGTGTTAAGTTTAATCAAGACCCAACACAAGAAGAATTAGATCAAACTATTGCTTATCTAGATTCTCTTCCAGAGAAAAAAGAGACAGTATCTATGTCTCATGGTGAAGCTCTTGAGAAGAGTTGGTTAAATCCAGTTCTTCAATTTGCTGGAGCATTTAATGAGGCAACAGGAAGAAAGGTATCTAAAACACCAGAAGGACTAACACTAAATGAGGATATGCAGTTAAAGGCATTTAAAGATGCTTCTGCTGCATTTTCTGCTCATCCAGTAACATCTGTTGCGGGTGGAGTAGCCTCTACACTACAAATGGCTGCTCCACTTGCTATTACAGGGCTACCTTTTGAAGGCGCTGGTTTAACTGGTATGGCTGCACAACAATTAATTCCAAGAGCTTTATTTGGAGGCCAACAGTATATGCAATCCAAAGGTTCTCGTAAAACAGAACTTATGGAAGGAGATCAAACAAAAAGAGATAATGCTGATACTGCTGCAACTACAGGTGCTATGACAGATGCAATACTTGGAACAATTATGCCAGCAGGATTATCTGGAGTTACCCAAAAGGCTATTCCAAAAGCACTAACAGCAATTGGTACTGGTGGTTTAATGCAAGGAGCAGCAGGAGCTGCCGGAGACTATGCACAAAACATAGAAGCAAGTAATTTTAATAATTTAAAACAAGTTAATCCTCTTTCTCCTGAGAGACGAATTCCAGATTTAGTTACTGGAGGTCTTCTTGCGCCAGTTTTTGGTCATACTATGGGAAAAAGAAAGCTAGAAACAGAAGCGTTAGAAATAATAAATTCGTTACGGAGTGGAAAAGATGAGAATAAACTTGCTCGTGGATTAACAAGTATTCTTGAGCAAAGATATAAAACAGCTCAAGAACAAGCTAGTAAAAGCACAGCAAGAATACAGGATTTAGAAAATGCTATAACTAATATAAGAGCTGCTGATCCTGAAGTTGCTGCTAACTTACATAATGTGTTTACAAAGCAGATTGATATTGAAAAGATTGCTTTAGCTAAAGCTAAGGCAGAAATAGAAAAACTAAGTAATGATCTAGGACCAGATAAAACAAAAGTAAATGAACATATTGAAATTAAAGATGTTGAAAATAATAAAGCTGATCCAGATGCTACTACAATTAAAAGTAATAGACCATATACTGTAGAAGAGATTCCACTACAAGAAGAAGTTCTTGGAAATAAAGTGGAAGAACCTTCTCCAGATATAGAGGTATTAGAAAAATCTCTTGAAACACTAAAGAAAAAACTTGATTCTGAATTTGCAGATAATTCTCCAGCTACAAAAATAGCATATGATCATGTAAAACGTATTTTAGATTATGAGAAAGAAAGATGGCAACGACAGATTAATCGAGGTATTGAATCTGAAACTCTTACTAAAGAAGAATACGATAATGCAACAGTAAAACCAGAAGAGATTACTATAACGGAAGCAGTTGAACCAAAGCAGGGACCAGTAATTAAAAATGCTTCTGAAGAAGAAGCAGGAATTATTATGTCTATGCTTCGTAAACTTGGACTAGATAAAGAAGATATTGTAATTGATATGATGTCTGATTTAACTGGTAATGCTAGAGGCTTATCTGGATTTAGAGATAATGATCCAGCAAAAGCATATGCAGAAGTATCTCCAACTATGGCAGATAAACGTAATCTTCCTGATTATCTTGCTAGAGAAATATATAAAAATCTTACTCCAGATCAAGTAGCTAAATTTGAAAGAGCTTGGGTTGCTGGACATGAAATTGGTCATATACTACTTAACAGATTACTTTCTACTGGTTTATGGAATTCAGATGTATTAAAGGTAATACATGATTATCAAAAATGGGAAAAGAAACATCCAGATTTAGCTAAGAAACAAGGAGCAGTAACTGCAGAACGACAAGCTGATGCTGGCAGATATGCTTATTTTTCGGAATATTTTGCTCAACGTGTTGCAGAAAATCTAGCAAATCCAAATAAACCTAATTCTGTGTTTAAAGAGTATATCTCAGATATGAGAAAAATTTGGAGAGAACTTGTTGGTAAGTTTCATTTAGGTTTTAAAGCAAATAAAGGTGTTGAAGCACTAATTAAAAATGTTATCAATGCTAATAGAGAGTCTTTAGATAAAACAGGAAAAACATTATTTGAAATTCAAAGCACGAAGAGATCTGTAGAACAAGTACAGAATATTCTTTACAACTTAAGGCCTGAAAAAGAACGTGGACTTGCTGCACAACCGGATATTGCAACAGATTTATCTAGAGTACAGCAAGAATTATCTACTGTTAAAGATATAGATCCTGTTGGATTAAAAGCTGTACTATTAGTTAGTAAAAACTTATTTGGATACATGCAACAAAAAGGAGTTTGGTTTGATAATCCTGCTGTTAAATATGCACATGATGTAATAAAAAATGCAGACCACTTAAAAATTCGTAGAGTTAATGATCTTCTTCTTGGTTCAGCAGATAAACTTGTAGCAAATGGTAAAAGACTTTGGACATTGCAAAGAGTAGCCTCAGAAAAGTCAGTTAAAACTCTGTTGAACAAGGCAACTGACATGGATGTTTTTGATGTTATGTCTGTATTTGAAAAAGGCGTTGGTCAGAATTATGTAAAAACATTACAAGAGTATGGTCAGCATTTAACACCAAATCAAGTAGAGTTGTACAAGACATTAGCAAGAATGTTTAGTACTTTAAACCAAATGGGTAAATTACATGGTAACACACTAGGTAAAAAGAGTATTCTCCCAACAAAAGAAGGATGGATACCATCTATTAGGCAAGGTAGATTTACTGTTAATTTACATTATGGTGGTGGTTTAGTTAAAACAAAAGGAATTGATGACGTAGAAATAAGTGATGTTATTTATAGTCAAAGATTCTTTTCAAAGAAAGAAGCAGAAGATTTTGTTACTTGGTTTAAAGAACAAGATAATCCATATGGCATAATTACCAAAGGTGTTTTAGATGAATCGGCTGAACCATTTAATCAAACCAAAGCAGAATTTCTTGATGCATTAAATGAGATGTTGGAAAATAATCCAACTACTCGTGACGCTCAAATAGCTCTTAAAGAATTAAATGAAAAGTTTAATCAAGAAAGAGGTAAAATTGGTGGACACCATAGATTAAGATTAAATGTTCCAGGTTCAAAAGGAACAGAGTTATGGGCAACAAGACAAGAATCAGGTAATTCTTGGAGAGACGCTATCTTTGATGCAGTAGATGAATACACTGCTGCTATGTTTAAGGATGAGGTAAAGACAAGAATAGATTCTTTATATGAAAATCCTGATCTTAAAAAGACTCATCCGAATACAGTAGATGTTATTGCCAGGATGAGAGATTATGCTATTAATGATCTTAAAAAGAGCAATATGCTTGAAGCATGGGATGATGCTAAATATTGGATTGATGATGTAGTTAATAGAGCTAAATTTGCTAATGCAAAAAATAAAAGGTATGTTAGACAACATACTGTTGATTCTACTATTGGTAAGATGAGTCGTTTATTTTATATCTATGCTCTTATTGGAAGACCTTCCTTTTGGGCTGCACAAGGAAGCCAGTTCTTATGGACAGGAAGATCGTTGGTTAAAGAGGGATCTGGACCATTAAAAGCTATGGCTGAAATGGGAGAAGGTTTTAAAATAGCTGCTGAACAACCAGAAGATTTTAAGAAAGCATTACGATGGGCAATTAAAACCACACACGTATTCCATCCACAGTTTATTACTGATTTAAATACTTTCCGCTGGTTTGGATTTAAAGATGATTCAGCAATGAAATTAATTGCTGACTTAGTTGTGGGAGAAAAGCAATCTTCTGCAGCAGATACATTCTCAAGATACATGTCTTTTGCTATGCTGTATGCACACTTTAGTAAAAAAGGATTAAAGGGAGAAGAACTGTATAAAAAAGTAGTAGAAGTTACTGATGAAAATATGGTTCAGTATGGCAGATTATATAAAGCTCCAATATTCCAAAAGCTTGGTCCTATTGGTGATCTACTGTCTCCATTACAAACATTCTCTCAAGCTGCTTTAGGTAACTTTATTGCTGATTTTAGATACTGGAAAAAAAATCCAACAGACTTTAATGCAGCTATGCCAATGGTAGCAACTATGGCTATTAGTACATTAATGGCTGGTGTCATTGGTGCTCCTATGATTGCTGAATATGAAATCTTAGCAAGAACAATTAATTGGTTAGCTAAAAGATTAGATTCTGATTTTAGAATGCCATTAGCATCTGAGCTTGTATTAAGTGGAGATAACGATTTTAGTAAACGTGTATTAAGTCATGGATTATTAAGTGCATCTACATTAGCTGTGTCAGATGAAGGATTTGATATTGGATCAAGCTTACGTTGGCAACCAATATTTGGTGGTATTCTTCAAGGTGAGAAGTCATTTATGGAACTATTACCAGCACTAAATTGGGCTGTTCAAATGACTAAAGCTGGTACAACTATAGCTAGACATGCTATTGGAGACAATAGCATTACTAATGCTGAAGTAATGACATCAGCAGAAACACTTATGCCTGGATGGAGTAAAGCAATTATTCCTGAAAAATATTCAGATAAATATGGTAATCCTGACATAGTTCTAGATACTTTTGGTAGAGCTAAAAGAGAAAGAACTACTGCGGAAAGAGCAGCTAAGTTTATGGGTACTAAAACTATTACTGGATCAACAGAAGAACGTAGACTAAGAATACTAAAAGAAAAAAGAAAATCTGATATGGAAGAAAAAACAATGCTAATTAGAAATATTGTTGATGGTGATCCTAAATCAGAGGAGTACATTAATAGATTAAATAAAGATTATCATATGAGTGTTAAAGAAATTAAAAATGCTGTAAAAGCTGAAATATATAAACGTAATGTTCCTGAAGGAATGAGACAATTTGTTGGTCAAGGCGGAAATCTAAGTGAAAGAAACATACTTAAATATGAAGAAACATTTGATAGAGAGCCATTGGAGGAATAAATGCCAACAAACATAAGAAATGATCGGCCTTTATATGAACCACTTGGTGCTTTGTTTGATATGGGAGCTTCAGCAACAAGAGGAGTTGCCAGGGGGACATTAGGACTCCCTGGTGATTTAGAATCTCTTGCTAGAATGATAGTAGGAGGTAAGCAAGTATTACCCACATCAGAAGATTGGGACAAAAAGCTACCTCCTGCTACACCACTTGTAGCAGATATGAAACCATTCGATGATATATCAATGTTTTATAATGTTCCTATATATGGAAAAGCACTATCTGCTGGAAGTAAGGGAATTAAAAAACTAGGTGGTAAGATTGTTGGAGGAGAAACTTCACAAAGTAGACGAAACTTTATTAAAGGATCAGCAGCAGTAGGAGCAGGAACATTACTTGCTTCTAAACTTAAATTGATTGATGATGTTTTAAAACAAGTACCAGTGGAAGCTACTAAACCAGCTACTAAAGAAGTTACTAAAGCAGTATCTAAACATAAGTTTAATTCTCTTAAAGAATATAATGATTATTTAAATCAAGAAGCACAAAAGTATGTCAATAATATTGATCCACAAAATGCTTCTGCTTGGAAAACTAAACTAGCTAACGAGGATGAAGCTCTTTATAAAAAAGTAAAAGAGATTGAAGAGTTATACAACAAAGGAGGAACAGGATCAGAATCATTTGCTGATTATGCTACACACTCAAATAATAGACATGTCTTAGATTATTTCTCTCCTCAAGCTAAAGCTGAAATGAAGCAGTTTAAACAAATTGTTGATGAATATAAATGGGATAATGCTGGAGGTAAAATGTATGATGAAAATCCACATATGTATAACTATCCTGATATGGATACAGAAAAACTAATAAATAAATACTATGAAAAAGATACCACACATTGGTCTGATTTATTAGATGATTATATAAACACTAAATATGAGTAGAAAATTAGAAGACTTACGAACTGATGTTCGTGAAAAAGCAGAGAGATTCCTTACTGCTGCAAAGAACATTGGAATTGATGTATTGATTACGTGTACTTATAGGAGTAATGAAGAACAGAAACAACTTTACGCACAAGGGCGTACTGCCCCAGGAAAGATTGTAACAAATGCATTACCCGGAGAAAGTAAACATAACAATGTGGAAGGAGGTGTTCCAGCATCTCTAGCATTCGATGTGGTTCCATTGATTAATGGTAAACCTATGTGGGATGCTAGTAATCCAGTATGGAAAGTATTAGGATCTTTAGGAAAATCTGTTGGACTTAATTGGGCGGGAGATTGGAAACGATTTAAAGAATATCCGCATTTTGAAGTAAGCAAATAAATTGGGGGAGCTTTCGCTCCCCCTTTTTATTATACAAAACATACTAGCCAAGGACTATATAGAAATGTAGCCGCTAGATAACACATATTTTATCCAGTAATCATACGAAATCTTAGCCATTCAGCAAAAGCTTCTTCAAAATAAAACTCATTCATAAATACATCTTCCAGATATTGTTCAAAATTAATCATCATTTTTTTCTTCCTTATCTTCAACAGTAAGATTTACTTCTTTATTTGGTAATTCAGGATACTCAAAGGTAATATTAAAATTACCCATTAGTTCATGCAATTTTAGAATTGCTTCTTTAATATTAAATTCGTTTGTATTTACTTCAATCTTTTTCATATTGTTCTATTAGATTTGTTAATCTTTCATTTTCATTTCTAAGAGCATTAACTTCATTCATTCTACACAAATATATTTCATTAATTAAGTCATTATATGAGGTAGTTAATGAAGCAAGAGCAGCTTCTTTTGTGTTTAACATTCTATTTAAAGCGATTGCTTGTTTTTTTAAATTTAAATAATCTTCAGCAGGAATAAAGTTTTTCATATTTCACATACTCCAGAAACACATGCTAATTGCTGTGCTCCTTCTGTATTATCTTCTTCCTCAATAAAATCTTTCCAATCAACCATATAATCAGATAGTTTTAATTGATTATATTGTTCTTCTGTAATATCTTCATATGGAGCTTGTATATATGTATGATCATTGAATGGTAGGAAAGAAACACCACTCATCTCATCAAAATGCTTATATACCCAAGCACCAACTTCTAGCCATTCATCATCTTTAACAGAGATTGTAACAGATGGCTTATGCTCACACCAATGACGTTGATAAATTAGCCATAACTCAAGTTGTTCAATAGCTGTCTTATCTTTACGACATATTGCACCTTCCGGTGCTTTCATAGGAAAACTAAACACTGCTGTACTATCTGGACGGAAAACCTCATCTTCCACAGGAACACCTTTATCCTTTAGGAATTTGTAGATACTATCTTTTTTATCCATACGAATACGTCGAATATAATAAGGATTATGACGAGCGTGGATACCAGAGGCACTATCAACGAGCTGGGATACGGTGCCAGAGGGCTTAACACAAGTAATACTGCTAGAAGGGTTAATACCAAGTCTTTCGGCCCACTGAACATTTGTTCTCCTTGCATGATCTCTTAATGATTCTAACCACATAGGTAATGGATGTCCATCAATAAAATTTGGATTTGTTTTAGTACCATTCATTATTGGATGATCCATAATGCCAGTAAGACTTACTCCAAGAAGTCTTTCTTCTTCCGTATTCTTTTTCCATTCTTCAGAAAGGAATTGAAAATTAGTAAGAGTAGATTGAATGGTTCCAAGAATGGTTGCAAGTTCAACTTTTCGTTTAAGATTTTCAAATGTATCGGTGCTACGTACTACAACTTCTGTTAGATTCAATGTGTTCAATAAGAGTCGTTAATTCTTATTAGGGACATTGTTAATAATCCATTGTGCAAACATATGTAATTCTTCATTAGAAGCATGACATTTCATAGCATTTGCTAATTGACTAATAACCTGGATATTATCTTTTGTATATCCTTTGTTATTGTCAATTCTATCTAATGATGGTGAGTTTCTATACGCTCCAGGTTTACCTGAATTCATATTAAGTTTAATGCCTAATATTGGACAAGTATCTGGAATTTTAATATCAGAAACTTCTATAGTAAATTCTCTACCAGTTTCCTTACTACGCATCTTTGCTCTTTGATGCATCTTCCATTCTGGAGTTAGAGATTTAACTCTTTCACTATTACATTTTTTACACAAAGTCATTTTGCTTGTTATTTCAAAGATAGTACCACATTTAGTACATTCTCTATGAGTTTCACTAACTAAATAACCTTCTCGATTTTTAATCAATTATGATCTCCTTATGAAAAATGTAATTATAACATATTACATAATAAAGATCAATACCCATCTGCATATTCCTATGCAGTTCAGACTATATCATATGTTGTATTAACAACATCCGTGCACTTCCACTCACTTGAGTGTACGATCTTTCGATCTAGTCGTTGCCCCCGATTTAACTTGGGTCAGGATTGTCCGTTCTGGAGTTCCCCTGAGTTCACACGGTTTTAATTCTGCTATCATTTAACAGAATTGTTTATCTCTTAAGATAATTTCGCTACATGGATTTGTCCCGTAGGTTCTATTCTTATCACGTAATCCGAACTTAGCAGCTTGCCTTTGACTAGCTTCTCTATTAAAGATTCCACGTTCTCCAGATTTTGATTTAATAAGGGATAACCATTCTTCCATGAAAGTTTCAACATCTGGTTTTTCTGTGTACGCAACCGAGTTGTTTGCCAAACCTCTCCAAGGCGCCTCATTGTACCACGCACCACTCTTAGCCTCTCTCATTCTTCTATCAGATAGATTAGATAAACTAATCAAAGCACTTCTACGAACTCCACCAACTACAACAATCTCTCCAATCATACACAGAATATCGTGTACTTCAAGACTGTTTAATTTTCTTCCTGTAGCTACACGGAAAGTGTTAATCGTAAAGTCGAATAATCGTTTAAGTGGTTCAGGGCCTGATGCTCTTCCACCAAATGTTTTAAGCCTAGCACCAGCAGGTCGAACGTGGGAATAGTCGAATCTAGGAGACTCCCCATCGTATAAGTTACTGATGAGCTTTTTAAATGCCTTTGCCCAACCAAGTTTTGAATCTCCAATAATAATGGTATCTTCTGTATCTTTAATTTCTTCTGGAATAGTTGGTAATTTACTTATTTCCTGACGTTCACAACTAAATCCAACGCCTGTACCATTCATAAGAATGTATAGTGCTTCAGAAAAAGCACGTTTGTTATTTATAGCAAGATAACTACAGTTATAAGCAGCAATATTATCACGCTCAACAGCTTCTCCAGCAGTCATAAGAAGACGCATAGATGGCATGATTTCTAGATTAAGAATAGCCTGCTTAATCTCTTGTAATTTATTATAAGTATCTAAATCTAAACTACGTCCAATATAATTGATAAGTCGTTCTACTGTTTCTTCCCAAGTTTCTCGTCTATTTTTTTCTGGAAGAAATCTAGCATATCTACTTTGATGAATTATTTGTTGATATAGTGTAGGTAATTCATTCATAGGAATTTTCTTCATCCTCTTCGTCTTCATCTTCTAATTCAGCTTGTAGATCTTCTATTTTAGATTCAATTAAATCTTGAAATCTGTCTACTAAATCTTCAGAAGTAATTTCTAATAGTTCTAAAACCGTTATTTCAGGTTCTCTTTTAAGTCTTGTCATAATATCAAAAAAAGTTCTTCCCATTATTTAACTAAACCATTTCTTTTATCCCAAGATCTAAAGCCAGTATAACCAAGATAACCAGCACCAAATAATGCATATAAAGAATCAGGTATAGCAGAAAGCCAAGCACCAAATCCTTTGGCAATTTGTTCAGGAATTGCAGGATCAAATACACTGATAATACCCATAGGTAAAGCAAACAATAGCAGAATATAAATAACATACATAAAGCTAGGTCTAGCTCTAGATGTGTATGGATCTTGACTATTTGCTTCTGCAAGAATAGCAGAAAGACTTACCTTAACTTCTTCAAGAGCACCATCTTGTTCTGCTTTTAACAAAGCAAGTTTAGCTGCTTGTTTCTTTTCTTCCGATGGAAATAGATCACCAACAGTATCAATGATCTTATCTATTAGTGGAAACATTAATGGATTCATTTATATTTTCCTTTGATTAATTAGTGTCTTTATATATACAGTAGCATCTAATAATTCTTCATATAGATGTTGAAGCATGTCTTCGTTTGTTTTTACATAAAGATACTTACCATATTTTTTATATCCAAATTCTTCTCGTTGTCTCATGTCTTCAATAACATCATTCCAAGAAGACTCATATAGTAATTCTGATGCATCACTCATGTTACATATATCCATATTTAGTATATTGCATAGTTTTGTGTACAAAGATTAGCAATTTCAGGATCATCCCTTGGATCTTCATCTCCTGCATTTATATTATCTTCATCTATAATTATTACATCTAAGTTTTCTTCTTCAGAGAAAATAGCTTGACATAATCCACCACTTATTAAAACAATAATTTTCTTTTTCATTTATATTTATCCTTTAAATATTTAAGACTAATGGCATGATGATAAAAACTACCATTGTTTACTTCATATAACATATGAATACCTCTAAAGTAATTATTACCTTGTGGCCCTAGATAATCTTCATTATGCTCATAACAAGTACCAGCAAATAAGCCAATGATGGGAGTACCATCAGCTCTATAATCAGTAGCAATATCCAGAGTTTGTACATGTCCTTGAACACAAGACTGATGCTTTTTCTGGAGAAGTAACTTAGCATTGCCAATGGGCCTACCCATAACACCAGAAGTAAAGAAATGAGAATAATTAATTCCATCAATATTTATAACTTCTAAATAAGGAATAATTTCCCAATCTTGATATGGTAAATCATTAATCGAAATTAGTCCTTCAAGTTTAGGATCATTTTCTACTGCTCGTATGATTCGCTGTTCATGATTTCCTAAAGTTAATACTAAGCGTGGTTTATATAGTTTTTCTTTGTTCTTCTTTGCTTTAATGTTATGTTCTTTAATAGGCTCAAGAAGGGCTTTCATAGCCTCTGTAGCAGCTTCAATGTCCTTCACATATCTTCTACCCTCAAAAGACTTCTTTCCTATGTCATAGGAGCTTAGAGAAGGCATATCAGCGAAGTCTCCAATTTGTACAACTACCTTTGGTTTTTTTTCTACTATATATTTTCCAACGTTTATTAGAAAATCTAGCTTATCACCAGGTCTAATCTGTACGTCTGGAATTACGCAATGCGTTGTCATATTGCTCCTTAATTATTTCTTGTAATTCTGGATTCATATATTCATACATATCAGGAATATTTAAAGTAATTACTTTATCTTTAAATTGATCTGGAATATTATTTGCAATAGATTGTTCTACACATACAATTTCATCTGCCCAAGTACCAAGTACATCATCAAATTGAATAAGAGCATAATCATGTACACCACAAGCACGTGTATTGTAATTGTATGTTCTTTGTAATACTATTGCTGTAGTAGGAGAACGAAGTAATCCAGCAGAACATACACAAAGAACTTTTTTATATTGTCCTTGATATGGGTTACTACAATTATGTAGTGCATTTATTCTAGTCATTTATTAAAATACCTATAAATTAATTTTACATTCCAGAGATTAATCGGAGGAAGTTTTAATAGCCATATTGAGAATTCTTTTGGTTGGTCGTTTTGTTTTCCAACAGAACCATTCGATTCCGTTTTTATCACACCATTCTCCATAAGTCATCTTTCCATTCTTTCTTAGCTTAACTGTACTGTCCTGGAAGTACATAATTATTTTCTTTTCTGGATGTTGTTTAACAACAGCAAGAATTTTACGTCTATCAGAATCTTTAAAGAAACCTTTTGTTTCTAAAAATACATCTTTAGCTAATTTAAAATCTGGATTATATTTACTTTCTATAACATATGGAATAGCTTCCATTTCATAGGTAGCTTTTAAATCATATGTATTACTTACTTCTTCTTCGAATTTACTTTTATAAATCATTATAATTTTTAGACTTAAACATTAACTAAATCCAAATAACTTCTATGAGTATGGTATCCATTTGGAACAGACCAAG